GTGGAAATACACAATTCACAACTTTATATCTACTTTCAGATGAATCTTATGATCACCCGTTAGGAACGATTATTCAAGTTATTGGTTCTGAAACCCCTGGAATTACTGGTTTTTTTGCAGCTACCAATGCTATAATTTTACCAGAACAATATAGTGGTGGAGGGGACTGTAGTCGTCCATTCGGTCATCTTATAGCGACAAAAACTTCAGCTAATACTTGGACGCTTTCTGGCGATGTGCAACAGGATTAAAAATGACAAATAACATTCCTATGTCAAACGAAAGTTTAAATCAAAATCCTCTCAACAGTTCCGATTCAAATAGCATTGACTATCGCTATGCTATAGTCAATGGAACCACTATGACAGGCTCTCTTATTTTGAGCGAAAATCCAACAGCTAACTTACAGACGGCCTCAAAAGAATATACTGATCTCTATGGAGAGAACTTAAATCCAAATGTGATTACAAATGTTATGAGATATCCAGCATTATTACCTAATGCTGTAGTTAATCCTATAGTAGTATATATGAATCAATATTATGATGACAGACTTTTTCTAGTTCCTGGAGGCAATCAGTATGGAACTACTCTGGTATTGCCTGCTGATGAATCCTACAACCATCCTATTGGAACTGTAATAGAAGCTATTTCCGGAGAATATAATTCAAATTTATATGTTGCGGCTGGTCCTAGTGCAATTGTATATATCGATAATGCAATTGATTCCGCTGATAGCGCCGGATTGTTTGCACACGTGCTCGCCACAAAAACTTCAGCAAATACTTGGACTGTTACCGGAGATGTAACACCAGACTAAGAAATAATCTTTGTCCATAACCAAACGGAGTTCCCACAATCCCAAATCTTTGTGTAATTCATAGAAAGCATGAATTGTTTTTCTGTTAATTTTGGATCACAACCGTTTTTAATCAAATTAGATTTTCTAAAAGTAAACCTATGAAGTCTAGGCCCAACACTGTTTTTACTATACCAATAACCAGGAGCGGTATTGTGAGAAAATTTCATGCCCATTTCTTGATAAACTTTTCCTGTTCCCCATCGTCTATCACAATAAGAAATTATTTTAGAAGGCTTATATTGTTTTTTGAAGTAAGAAAACATTTTACTTGCAATTCCAGGAATCGATCCTATTGATGCCATTCTTAATATTTCCCATTCATCATGAACTTTGTTTTTACTCCCTAATGCATTACGTAAATGACCAAAAGTCATCACAGATAACAGTTTACCGTTAAAAAAAGCACCCAATTTTACTTTACTCTGATAATATCCTTGTATATGATTATCAATTAAAAAAGTTTTTGCTTCTTTAGTGGTTATTTCTTTTACTATCGTCTGCCTTGCTCCACAAATTTTAGTATTTTTACCAAGTATATGACTAATTTTATCTTGAATTAAGCTTAAATTTTTTATTTCATCTTCAAATATAGTGATTAAACGAATGCCTAATTCGTTACACTTTTCTAATTTGTTCAAATGATATTTTTTATCTTTTCCCTGTTCTTCTGAATGCCAATATAACCCACAAACTTCAATAGCTAATTTTTTATCTGGTAAATAAAAATCAAGTTCAAGAGGCTTTATTATTGAACGATTACGAATCAATACATTTGTTTCTCCGCATTCTAATAAAAAATTATAAATTATTTGTTCAGGCGTAGTTAAATTTTTATTGTAGGTTACATCATATTTTATCAAATTATAACGAAGTGTTTGACGTGTTAATAAAGGATATGTAAATAATATTCCTTTTACACCAAGTCTATAAAATTCTGAAGTAAATGTTTCCTTATTACTGATTAGTTTTAATAAAGCACTGTCGTAATTTTTTTGATTGTAATAAGGCGCCCCATATTTTTCCAAACATGTATTTCTTATTTGATCTTTTAATGCAAAACTATCCATAGGTTTTGTAGAGCCCCAACGAGCTAAATTGGTAGACAATTGTTTTTCTCTACATTTTTTATTTTGTAATGCATGATCTACGCCATATCTTTCTTGCATTACTCCTGTAAATTCATCACGCCGACTTATAAATGTCCCATTATATTTTTCACGCTGAGTTTGTAACGTTTTAGCAGAAATTTCAGTATTGCTCATGGGTGATTCAAACCCATAAATCTGTTTATTTTTAGTCTTTATCTTATTTTTTATTTCTGGATTCATTAAAGAAGTTTTAAAGCCAAATTTTTCAATTGAAGTTTTTTCTACTTTTTCTCGAAATTTATTACTCTGAGAAATATGTTCAACACCATAACGATTTAACACAGTTCTTTTTCTTTTTTCATTGGCAACTAGAATATCGTCGTTAGTCATATTTTGTTTTGCATTTGAAATCTTTAAACTGTGATTATCATGAGCACAGCGACATTTAGATGGGATTCCACAAAACGTTTCCTTCGAAAGATTTTTATCCCACTTTAAATACTTTTTTTCATATTTGCATATACTAGGAAGTTTATTTGTTTTAATTAAATAAATTCGTTGGTGTAATGAAATACCTTCAATAAATGCAGTTAGTCTCTCAACTTCTTCAACCAAATTTGATCTATTCTTAATCAATATATAAGCTTTAGATTTCAGGATCGCATCTGATAATTCGGATGAAAGTTCATATTTTTTACTCATGTTATATTTATACACGAGCTTTGGTATTTATAGCAATATATATTTTAAACCATAAATATCCGAATAGTATAGATAATTTCAATTGCTCTATTCAAAGATTTTTGTAAAGGATGAAAAACCACATGCGAAAGTAATCTACCATTTCCTTCAATAGGATTAAAGGACTTTAGACCGAGTTCATCAAAAATAAATTCTGATTGAGAAGTCGCAGTATCAAACGTATCCTGCCCGGCTGGTTCTCCTACATCCAAGGTACATGTAATGATAATATCGCTAAATGTTGTATTTGACACGTGTTGAACTTGCATAAAATTTTCTTGAATATTAGTATCCAATGGAGACATATTGTCTACAACTTTGCGATATGTCTGATTGTAGAGTTGAGCGGATTGACCGGTAACGTTTGGGGGGAAGTAGGTTACTGCACTGGTTCCAGAAATTGTAGAAGCACCATTACCAAAAACCATTTCATGAATAAAACCAAGCGCATTATCTGAAATTCCAAATGCAATAGCTTGAGAGAAATTTTCCAAATGGATAGCATTCTTTTTATCAACTAATACAACTTTATTATTTTTATCGGTTATATCTCTAATAAGAACATGCCCCGTAACTTTAATAAACGCGGTATCAGTTATAGTTTCATTTATGGTTTTCATCAGGAATTCCTTTTTTATCATCTTCCACTTTATCAAGCAATATTTCTTTGGTATCTTTATATCTAATCATTATGCGTTCTTTTACATGAACTGCTACGCTATCAGTTGTTTTTTGGTTATTTATCATATTTTATCCTAAAATTACTGTATTCGTTATAGAATTTCCGACTAAGAAATAATCATTTTGATCTTGATAATACCATGCCCCATTAAGAACGTTTGAACCAACTAGATGGACATAATCTAAATATTTTGTTATGTATACTGTTGTATTTGCCGCAGGCGCAGTAAAAAATGTAACAACGGCATTTCCATCAACATTAGTTCCGGTATAATGAATATTTAAACTCTTTGGAATTGTTGTATTGTATGCCGTAGGAGTTATAACAACGCCATTGGCATAAGTCAAAATGCCGTTAACAACAACCACTACATTAGAGACATCTGTAGATGGAAGCGTAAATGCGGTCGTAGTGCCATCACCAGAATATACTCCTTGAAGTGATTGTTGAACACATACCCGAGTATTATGAGTTCCACGTGTTATTTGACTTAAAGTAACATTTGTTCCATCTACCGCATAATCAAGAAATTCTATTCTTTCACCATTTATCCATACTACGCCCGGCTTTGTAGTATAACTGGTTGGTTCTATCATAGTATTGCTTAACATTTCTCTAACTGGAAGAGTAAATGGCATTACTCCAGAATTCATAGTAGTGATTGAAATAATTTTGCTATAAGGGTCTATTTCACTTGAAAGTACCCCGCCAATTTGTCCCCATTGAGTTACTTGCCACGAATCATAACGAGATACGTATCTATTACTTTCAATTTCACCTATATCAAAAACTAAAGTATCCAATGGTCGTTCATCAAAATCACCTACTTCAATGGGAGCTAAAAGATCGTTACCAGGGCGAGAAGTAGAATATGATATACCAGTGGTAGTTGATCCATTATCATATAAAATCATATTCAACGATTCCGTAACTGTTAGAACAATTAACTCTGGAGGTCTATCAGAATCAATATGAGGATCAGATAAGCCATAAAAACTACTTGGTGGATTAATCGTTTCCAAAAAAATGCCGGTTGAAGAACTACTATCCAGGTCGAAATCAGAATCACCTGAATTCATCTGTCCGCCATCAATTTGATTTTCTTTAAACTCCATGTCCATTAATCTACGAATATTTTTTTCTGGACTGTCAGGAAAAATTGGAGCATAAAATGCAGATATGCGCTGAGCTTCGAGACCGGTAGATAGGTTATCTCTAACGACCAAAGAAACCCATGATTGGTTTGTTGGAGCATTAGCCAAGGAAAACGTATTTTCACTTGTTACAGTATATGCTGCATTCGAAAGACGATTTTCATCAACAAAAACTTCTACTATTTTTGTTGTTAGATCAACATTTACGGTTGTAATCATAAAATTTAAAGAATTTCCAGTAGTGAAAAGAAAATCTTGTGTATAAATCACTGGCATATGAGCTACTCTATCGTAAATCATTTTTATATTGAAGTGGCGAACTGGATTCCAAGTCTGAGGATCATAATTATTAGGATCGGTTCCAGTATTTGAATAACTGTAATACCAATCTTTCCATGGTTGTGTTGTTTGATAAACAAGCAAATCTGAAGGATCAGTTAAACTTAGTTGGCGATAAGCTGAAATTGAATTGTCATAATATGGAGGATTATCAAAATCGCTTACATGCGTATTTGCGTAGTCGATAGGTGGTGTATAAATTGTTGTAAAACTACGAATAGTTACACGATAAGGTTTAACTTCATCAATATAATTGATTAAACTTGTAGAAATATCTACCGGTTGAATTGGTGTTTGTAATAATGGTTCATTATATCCACCAATATTCATGAAAGATGTTTTAAATGCCCATGCTACTTGATCTTGTTGAGCGTGAATAAAATGCAGCATGCTAAAAAATGTTTCATTAACTTCAATATTTTGTAATAAAGAAAAATCTCTTAACGCATCATATAAATATCTTAGTTCCCAACTTCCGTCACGAATTGGAATTTTTGATAAATCTGCTAACGAAATAGGGTCTAATCCTATCACTGGCGCCGCTGGATTATTATAAAATTTTGAAGAAAATCGAATCGTTCCGTTTTGCTGAGCGACAATAACCCAAGTTCCACTTACGAAAATTGTCCAAATCCAACTACCAGTGCCATCATCATTAACTTTAACAAAAATTGTTTGTGGATTAGCTCCTTCAGTAACATTTCTTGCGGCGATATTTGGATATATAACTACTGGTGGATTAGCAGGAGAATATCCGTTCGCATACCAATCATATAATGACCAAAAATCCATGGTAGAATAAGTTTGATATCGAGTAAGACTAAAACTTGTTCCACCCATATATTTCCATACTGTCCAAAAATTGTAAGTTGCAGAATTGCCATCAACTAAAATTCTATCGCCGATATTTGGTGGATTTTCGCTGGTTAAAAGATTATCTCTTTCACCAAGTGTGGCGACATGAAAAGAATAAGATAAAGCGATTGAAAATACTTCACCAGGATTATTCGCCAAATAATTAGCATCCACTGTTACATTTGCAGTCGGTAAATTTGTTTCATATACACACCATTGCGGAGCATCTTCGTTTCCTAAACCATTAACAAGAATTCTTGGGAAATTTTCGTTTAAAATGGCGGCAGCTATTTCCGGATTAAGTAAAAATCTATCTCTATCTTCTATACTAAAAAATTCATAATCCCATTCGGTATGAGGAGGCACAGGCTCAATGTGTTCTACGCCTACTGGTCTATGCCAAATCAAATATTGGTCAATAGGAGTTGTTGCAGAAAGTTTAGAAACTGCTTCAGGACGATCTATCGCAATCGGCGTTTGTGAGAAAATAACTTCATTTAAAAATCTAATAAAAGAACTTCTGGCATCAAATATACCCTGACGAGAAGTATCTGATACAAACATACTTTGTCCCGGTAAAATACCATTAGGTCCAAGATTATATGCTTGACCGTCAACAATAACTTCTGAATTTGTGTTAGGATATGTCATAACTCTATTTATATATGTATTTTATCCATACTTATTAAGCTATTCCAGATGCAAATGCTTCAAGATTAACTATATTAGAAGCTACTATAACACCATCACTTACTCTTCGTATATTAACTTGTAATGTAATTTGTTTATCAACATCGCCGCTATGATGAGCAACAGCTATAAGATTATAGCCAGTAAAATGATTTGCGCCCAAGTTATACCAAGTATTTAATGTTGTTCCAAATGCAGTAGTATCAATAGTCGATGTCCTAGTAGAACTTACATAAACGGCCTGAATTTCATAGTTAGAAGCTGGTTCATGTTGCGGATTCCAATCCGCAGTATATACCGTAGATGTACTTGTTATTCCATGCGTGGTCATTTCAACTACTGAACCATTAGCTGCCGATGGATAATACGAATCGTGGTCATTGATAAACAAAATACTTGCTGCCGCATTTTCTGGATATATAGAATCTGAAAAAATATCATGTTCATTTAAGACGATAGTGCTTCCTGCTGGAGTTCCACCAACTGCTCCTTGAGACGGAAAGGTAATTTCGACATATCCTGGTGCTCCGTCTCCACCCCACCACCAACCAATTGAGCCAACGGCTCTGTCAGAGACCGCTGAGCCGCCTCCACCACTGCCGTAGCCCACGGCTGGTCCTGCTTGGAAAACACCGCTGTAGGCCGCGTTGGCGCCCGCTGTAGGCCCTGCGGGATCGCCGCCGCTTCCGGGTGTACCTGAGAGACCACCAACAGAATTTGCAAGTGGACCAGTTGCACCGGCTCCCCCAGTTGGGCTTGACGTATCAGAAGTTCCGGCTGGCCCCAAATATCCAGCAATACCGTTAGGAGTTCCAGCGAGACCACCGGGAGTATTGATGAAACCTATACCAGTATTTGTAGCGGATGGAGCACCACCGCCGCCTCCCACCATAACAACATTGTTTCCATTAAGAAGAATTACAGTATCTCCACCATTTGTTGCATTAGGAGGTGGAGTTAAACCGGTATTAGTTGGATAACGTCCTCCATATCCATGTCCACCAATATTGAAGGTAAATATATCTCCTGGATTACATGCAACATTACCGTAGTAATGATAATAGCCGCCGCCGCCCCCGCCAGAACCACCAGCACCATTTCCACCTTGCGTGCCTTCTGATCCACCGCCGCCGCCCGCAATGACCCACGTAAACATTACATTATGAATGCCAGAAGGCACAGTAAATGTGGTCGAGTTAGCGAAACCCAACGTTACAGGAGCAGGATTTGCGATTGTGTAAGTAAAGCTTTGAGGAACAATAGAAATACCATCAGTTACCGCAACCGTAAATGGTACGACAGTATTGGCTATAGCTCCCAAAGTTCCACTTATAATAGCGGTATTTGCTGAATTGGATAATGATAAACCAGTTGGAAGAGAACCCGCTGTAACACTATAAGTTAGAGGGAGACTATCAAAATCGGTAGCAATTAACGTTAATGAAACGGTATCTCCGCTTGCTCCCGACCCCAAGTTTCCGGCTGGCGTGGTCCAAAGTGGCGGGTATGCGACAGGAATATCTGAAGTAACAGAAAAATTTCTTGATACACCAACGACACCATCAGATGCCGTAACTGTAAAGTAATAAGTTGATGTATTAGAAACTATTGGTAATATACCACTCACAAAACCTGTAGTGTTCATAGTCATTCCAATTGGTAGAGCACCATTAGAAATAGTATAAGCTAATGGTGTTGGATGACCTTCTGGGGTAGCTGCAACCAATTGAAAAGAAAAAGAATTTGCAATAAATCCGCTTCCGATACTTCCAGCAGGTGTTGCCCAAACAGGAGGTTGATTTCCGGTTATAGAAATACTAAAATCTCTATTTGTATAAGCTCCAATAGAATCCATTGCTTTAACAGTAAAATCAAACTCCGTCGCATTTGAAAGTAATCCAACAGTTCCAACTATGGAATTAGAACTAATAGTTAATCCGGCTGGCAATGCTCCATTTGCTATACTATAAGTTACGGATAACAATCCTGGACTATTAGCCAGCATTAGAATATCTTGAGAAGTATTTTGATCAAAAAGTCCAATACTACCGGACGCTGGATATTGCCATACTGGAGGAAGAGAAACATAAAGAGATTCTATTTCAAAATCTCTCTCTACCGTATAGAAACCATTTGTGACATTAACAGAAAAATCAACAATAGTATTAGCAGGTGGAGCGGTAATAGGCGGATATGAACCAAAAATCAAACCATTTGAATATAAAGTTAACGATGATGGTAACGTCGAATTGGTTATAGAGTAAGTCAATGCATCTGACTGTGGATCAGTTGCAAGTAATTGATAAGAAATAGCATTTCCGGTATAAGCAGATGCAATAAGTCCAGCATTGGTAACCCAAACTGGCGGATGATTTACGTTAACAGTAATAGAAAACGATTGTGGAGTATATGAAACACCGTTAAAAGCATTAACAGTAAAATTCCAAGTATAATTAGAAGTATCTACTTCGTTATCTATATTTTCTAAAGTTAATGTACCTGATATTAAACCAGTTTGTGGATTTAGTGTTGAACCTAACGGTAAACTACCGTTTGATATATAATATAGCATAGGATTACCTTGTGGATCAACCGCAATTAAAGTAGCCAAGAATGAATCACCACTATATGTTAATGGAGCATGTCCTGAAGTATTTGGAAGATTACCCGAAGGAGTCTGCCAAACAGGCGGTAAACTATTTGGAGGGGTAATATTTGGGTTCATAGTATTGCTTGGAGTTGAAACTTTATTGTCGTCAAAACCAACTAAGCTATCGCGCATCTTTGCCCACAACCAATCTGACGGCAAAGATGTTTCGTCATTGGGTCTAAGTAGTTGCCATTGATCATGGATAACTCCTTCGTCCCTATATCCACTGCTATCAACTCCATGATTATCAACTTCGACTTGCAATACTGTTCCTGATACGGTTCCGAATGCATCATTTACATACGTTTGAACACCACCGACCATCAAGCCATTATCCATAACTGGAGAAATCCAAGGAATATCTTCTGACAGAGGATTCGTAATTAAGCTTGCTATTGTATATGCTGTTATATTTCTAAAGTTAACTGGGGGAACTATTGTTCTATTCTTAACCCAAAAATAGTAATATGTAACATTACCATAAGTTGGATCGTATTGAACTTGTTCAACCCAGCTTGGAAAATTGGCGTTATAAATTGTTCCTGAATATTGACCTGTAGTGTCAGTTAACCCTAAATTTGTATACTGCATTGGATTAACGATACTCTGTACCCATTCATAAACATCCACGGATGTTGCTGGCGCAATCTGTCCCCAATTGGCTACTCGATAACTAACTTCTGAATTGTATCGAGAAGGTTCGTCTAACCCATAACTTACATTATCTGTTTCAGTTTCCAAGAAACGAACAGTAGAAACGTCCCACCATACTCTTCCGATTTGATTAATTCCCCACTGATTAATATCTACGTTGGGGAATGTTGTTATAGCTCCCGTTCCTCCGGAAACAAGAGCATCGCTGTATTTTGCTGGATCATATTCTAATACATAATCAATTTGACTTATTGCTTCGCCAGGAAGAATACCAGTCAGAGGCGAAACAACAGCCATATAATCAAGTTCAAGCGGCTGAGGAGCCGTTTCAGTTGCATTTATCAAAGTTTTTATATCATAAATCAATGAAGCCTGAATACGGCTTCCATCAATTCTCATAGGTTGAACTCGATATTGCTCCCAAATTTCACTGGTAGTTGTGATAATATTACCACTCCAATCAGTTGTTTTTTCAATATTAAAGTTTAGTTTATAGACGGCCCATGGAGAACCATCAATATAAACTAATTGTCCAGATAAACCATTTTGAATTTGATTGATTTGATCTAAATTAGAAAAGTGTGTCGAACGCATTATTCTTAATTCTGGCCCATATTGCCCAGATGGTACGTCATAACCCTTCGTTCCGGCCAAATTTAAACTGAAAGAGTTAGGAGACAATACTTCATAAAGAGTTTGCACACCTTGTAATTCTGGCATAGAAAGCGACATTCCATCGACCACGATGTATAATCCTTGATCTTCTGGAATTAATCCATGAGGATAAAGAGTGTTTACAATCAAAATGGTATTAGAAATAGTTGGGAGTTCAGAATTAGTAACAACATTAGAAATAAAGTTTGGATTACCATTACTACTCATGTTGTAAATATTCAGAGTATCCCATTTAGGACCTTCTATTAAGGTTAGTGTTTGGGATGAAACTTCAAATACTGCATTAGAAAGATTTGGATTAATTAGAATTCTAGCAAACGCAGATACAGAAGGTTCTTGGCAAGTCCATATTACACTGACAGGATAAAAGGTGTTTAATGTCCAAGACGAAGTATCAATGATATTATTTGCAATGCTATATCCTTGCCCAGAAACTATTCCGAGACCATCAGTGAATGACGTTGCATTTGCAGCAAGGAATCCAGGCTTCAAATATGCATTTGCGTCATTTGAAGTTTTCTGAACCATAAATGATGCTTGGTAAGTCTGACCAACATACGGTTTGAAGGCATCATCATTGGTTGCGTATGGACCATCGCTTACGTGTGATCGGAAAACAAATTGTCCATTGGCGTTATTGGCGATGTAGCCATAATTCAGAGAAACCGAATTGCTTACAGTCCAAACACCGCTGTTGCCAACCGCATTGCCAACGACATACCAGTTTGTGATGAGTGAATTTGAAACGTCTCTAGTTGCTTGATTGCTATGAATCCAAATGACTTCAGAGGTTGCAAGAGAATTGGCATTGGCTACGTATAGAGAAGGAACGTCCGAAGAATAAAAAACAGTGTAGCCAACTTCGTTTAAACGCACATAACCACTTACTGGATAATCTCCAACTTCTGCGGCATAAGAATTGCGTCGTGGGAAAGCCACCAACGGATTTTTTGGACGCTCAACCCAATTTGGGTCCAGACCAGTTACAGAAGAATCAGTGAGTTGATTCCAATCCAAATTTGGATTAGCCACGACCGTATTTGCGCCATTAACAGCAAATTGGACATACTGAGGATCGCGAACTATATCACTTTGTCCAAAGTAAAAAGCAATTCGATCAGTAGTATTTACGGCGCCAAACTGATTAAGAAGAATAGCCCATTCTTCAAAGAAATTTAAATTACCACTTTGTGCAATATAAGTTGAACGCAGTAATTTATTAAAAGCTCCAACTGCACCTTTTTGATGAATCATTCCTTGATAGAATTCAAATTGTTCTATATCAGATATAACTAAAGAAGTCAGATAATCACGACTATCATACCCAATATTTAACCGGGCATGATTAGTTAAAATAGCGTTGGCGGTATTTCCTTTTTCTATATCAAACATCGTCAACAAATCGACGGCCGCTTTATCAAAATTCGAAGTGATACCACTTTTAACTAGAATATATCCGGGTATATCAAGCCGACCATTCCAATTCATGGAGCGTGGGCCTTGCAGTAATAGGCGAGGCTGTCTTAGATTGAACTGGGGTTCATAAAGAACATCACCAAAAATAGTGAAATTATTGAAAATCAGTGCATGTTCAACTTCACCAATAGTGACTCGTGTTCCATATATATCATTATTTTTTGATAAGAAAACCGTAGTATCGTCTGTCCTATTTACTATAACATTTTTTCTACTAATAGGAAGACCGGCCCGATCAATCATTCCGTAAGAATAATTATTTGGACTTAAAACGTCTAGAACTGCTCCATGAGTAGTGATAAAAGTTAATTCAGAAGCACCAGGAGATAACGTTATAAAATTACCAACTTGCCAATTTACTTGCGACCAAGCTAAAAATTCTTTTACTGACGAAGACCAATCTGAAGTAATCTGTGTAGAAGAATCAACTGATGTAAAACTCCAACCATTATTCACGAGATATCGTTCATAACCAAGTAAAAAATTAGCTACATCTTGATAAGACGAGAAAACTGTTCCATACGGAATTATTTTTATTGTACCATTACCATTTTCATAGGTTATTACTCTTGGTGCTCTTTCCGGAAGAGCCGATACTGCCGTCCAAAATTTTGTCTCGAAAACTAATCCGCTGGTATGAGGAGATTTACAAGTATATATTGTATTTTCATACGCAACATTTATACCTATACGGTAATATGTATTTGATCTCCAAGGATTAATAACAGGTTCGGGTGTTGTTGCAAGAGTTATTACTCCTTTTGGGCCATTTACATCCTCTGGTATAATATAAAAATATGAATTTAAAACATCATAACCAATAACTCTCCAGCCAAATTCAACTTTTTCTATAAGAACACCACTGTAAAACTGCTCATTTATAGGTGCTGAATTATAAAGTTGAATAGTTATATCACTACTATTTTCAATCAAACCAAAACTTTCAGCCACAACTTGAAGATTATCACCCGTAGTAAAACCAGCTAGTTTATGAATTAATCTTACATCCAGACCACGAATCGCATTACCTAAATCTGAAGGATTTTGTCCTTTAGAAACTATGTAATCGCTTATCCATTGTTGAACGCCAAGTGCGACAGTCAATTTACCAGAAGAATTAACTTCTCCATGAATAATTAATTCACTATCTTTTGGACGATTTCCAGTTAAAGCGTAAATCCATTGTCCGCTACCATCTTGAATATTATTGATAGTGTCCCAACCTTGTTCAACAAAGCGAGAAGGTTTCATCAAAAAACTTAGTTTTGCAAGAGAAAACTTATAGGAAGGAGAATTAATCCACAATGTTTCAACAGGGGAGCCATCACCAAAAACCCAATCCGCAGATGACTGTAAATAATCAGGAGGACGCTTTACTAAACCGCAAGCTATGGGATCAAGAAGAACACCATCAACATCTACCGGAAGATTTGCGAGAAGAGTGGAATTTACGTAACGAGGATCAACCCCCATTCTTGGACCAGCCGCGATAGTGCCAGTAGCCATGTCATTCCAAAGTTTTGTATTCCCACTGGTATATGGAGCAGGCCCATAAGTTGCCGTCCACCATATAGGCATTTCTCCAAAACCTAACATTTCCCATGGAGCAATATTTGGACGATCCGTATTGAAATAATATCTATAAATCCCTCTCCAATATCCAGGGAGAGATTGATTATTAATATCTACACAAGAAGAATAATTCCAAGTAAATGGATCGCCAGCATCAAACGAAGTATTAGTTCTAAAATCAAGTCTATTAGATTGAACCCAACGTTGGAAAAATGGTTCTAGCATTCCTAATATTTCATAAGAATAATATCCATTTTCGTTTATATATGAAATAGTAGGAAAATAATATTGCACATCAAATACTGGCCGTTTTTCTGTAGAAAAACTTGATGGAATATTGTTATAAATTAATTGCTCTAAAGCCAAAATAATATTGTCTCTATAATCACCATAAGCCGGAACCATACTTCCATCATGGCCTCGTATCATTGTAACAGACGGAGAAAATGTGGTATCGACAATAATGGCGGGAGTTGTAACCACCGCCAAATTCATTGAAGATGGTGTAGGTGGAATGAAATATTGCCCACCACCCATAGAACTCCCCCAAAATGGGAAAGAAATAGTTGTAGAATTTGCTATAGAAATTGATTTGTTTAAACGTAATTGTTCAAGAATAGTAGATACCCAAACATTCGGCGTATCTGAAGAAGTTAATGTGCCATCATTATTAAAATTAACAATAGCTTGCGTGAATCTGTTTCTAAAACGAATATATTCTTGTTCAGCATAGTTTAACGAATTTAATAAATCATAATTTCCATTTTCACATATCAACATCGTTTTTAATAAAGGCGAACGATGTTGTAAAATTTCTTTACCATAACCAAGATATTTTTCAGTATCTCGCCAGTTATTAATACTAAAAGGAAATCCCGTAAACCCTACTTGACTTGACATAATTTCTGAAAATTGTTCATACCATTGATTACGACTAATTTGCGTAATTTCAAGATTTCCAGGATTAGCTTGAAGATTAGATGGAATAGTATAAACACCATTTATCAGTTGTTGAGAACTAGATGTTGGTGAAACAAACCAATTATTGGAATATGTATCGTTATCAACAAATTTATGGTAATAAAAACCTTGTATTGTTCCTCCATCATAAGTTACTCTATTTTCTACAGAATCTATTTCAAAAATAGGTTGTCCATATTGATCTAATGTCAAAGCAAAACCAAGAACTGAATCAATATTATTAGAACCGATTAGATACCCAAACAACCTTGAACCAGAAAAATTAGAACCAGGGTAAATATTTTGATCATCTAACGCATTTTCTTCCGAATCATATAATTCAAATAATGGAAATGACGAAGAAGGTTGCGCCAGAATCCATTGAATACCATTAAACCAATATTCATCATAATCTGCGAAAACGCTTATGGCTGTCGAATTTGCTGTCAAAGTTCCCAAACCGGGAACAACTCTTACTATATCCCCTAAATTAGGGGATGGCTCAGGAATTAGTTGAATGATATCATTTCTACCACCAGAAGGCATTAGCGTATCAGCATTAGAAATTACAGTATAAATTGCTTCATTTAATAATGGTTCATTAGAAATTGGCTGACTCACTAACAATCGGTCAATAGGTTGAAGAACATACCCATTATCTACTTGTACAGAACCAATGATTTCGGCATCTGTTATACCAGAGTTATCATATTGATTTTCGTGTAGACGTCCAAAAAACTGCCCATTAATACCAGAAAGCTTAATTTGACCATCGCCAATTAAATTATCATCAGATGAATAGATGCCAAAATTATCAAAAGCTGTAGCCGTCGTATTACTCAAAACACCTTGAACGTCAGACTGACGATTGAACCCGTAATTAAACATTTGAATATTTGGTAAAAATTCAATAATTTGTCGTATGGCTTTTCTACTGGCAAAACTCAAACCAGTCCACGTTAACGTAGTCTGATGAACCCAAACATTGCGGCGTGTCCAAGGACTACCTTCTAATGAACGTCTATCAATGACAATATATTGAGGCGTCGATCCCCCAACATCAGCGGTATAATCCGTAGTTAATAATATAGAAGAGCCGACGCCATCAACAAAAAACAAAATAGGAGATAACGCAGATATTGAACCCATTGGCTGGTTATCCAAATAACCACCTAAAATCTGTGTGCTGTCAACTGGTCTTATTTTTGATCCTGTCGTAGCAGTAAAAGTTTCACCTAAAACTGTCCAATTAACAATTTGCGTAACAAAATTCAACGCAGTATGTGCAGTATTACAAATATAAAGATTTCCAGAAACATAAACAAGTTCACCAATATTATAAAATCTTGGAATAAATCCATATCCACTTAGCCCTAAATAAGGAGTAGTCGCTTCCCATACTAAAAATGGGGTGTAATCAAATTGGACAGAACCTTTCATTGATAATTGAATATTACCATATCTCATAGTTTCAATAATAGTTCCAACCGCAAGTCCCGTAACATCAATCGAAATAGTTTCGTTATCTCCAAGAGCATTCGAAGGGACAAGAACACCGTTAACCAAAACGGCTGGTGTTTCAGTCATAATGCCTGGAATAATTGGCGGAAGGCTAAATGTGTCAACACCATTACCACTGTAGAAATAAGTAGCTCTTGGCGCGTAAAGATTAATTGTCGTCAAATAACGCTCTTGTGTAGTTAACGATCCCATCCATAGATATTGGTTGTAATTGTTGATCTTATCAAGATCAACTGGTGGAGCCCATGAATAATAATCGCCTTCAAATAAACGACTATTATTTTTGATAACTGCGCCTTTGTAGTTCAAATAGTTTAAGAGATCATCATAAGTAAGCGTATCCGTAATAATACCACCCGAATTCATGCTAACCATACCGGGTTCCAACTGATATTCAGTTCGCAGAGCATTACCTTCCGGAATATAAAAGTCCGTTGCTGGGTTATAATAAATTGGCTTTTGACCAATATAACCACTCAGATATTCAGACTCACCGGGCTGAAAAAGTTGGTCTGCCGTCGCCGAGAAAAACGTTGACAGAGCATCCGTTTGGTTAACCACTGGAAGCTGGGAAATTATTTTACGCTTGTTTGCCATTATCTCTTATTTAGTGTCGCCATTAAAACCATATTTATCTTGACGAAATGAAAAAATATGAGATGATGATTTACGATCAAATGGGAAGACAAATTATGATTATGCAAATTATGAATATGATTGCTGCTATTTTTTGTAATGCGGTATTTATATTCTTTTGGACATTTTTATTTGGTATAGGATTGAAGTTCACTAACAAATGCAGTAGAGCCGACGAAAATCCATGGTGGGCTTGGCCTTCGATTGTGTCTGGGACTTTAATTATGTTTTGGTCCTTAATATTGATTCTGATATTGCCGTGGTTTATAAACCAGCAGATAAATATAAAATAATATAGGAGATATGCTATGAAAATCAGAGAAGCTTTAAATATAATTAAAGAAACAATTGAACCTGAAATGGAAGCTGTAGTCCATTTTAGAACTATTCCAAACGGTTCATATAAATATATGAGCGGGTTGACACGAGGATTTTGGCGGGTTCTGCTTGTCCATAACCCAAAAGGGTCACTTGCTATAAATTCATCTAATGTATTAGCTTCATTATATGAAAGTCCCGTTGGAATAAATGGAGTTACAGAAAAGTCTAAATATTACATAGGCAATTATTATATATATGCTCGAAATATTGCCGACCGTGTAAATGGGTTACTCATGAGTGGTTTGCATATAACGGTTGATGATATAATTAAAGATTTAAGAACAGCACAAAAAGAATCACCTACCATATTTGATTAAGGAAATTGGCTTCGGCACGCCATTACGGATATGAGCCGGGAACGAATGAAGAGCGAACGTGTCCTTATGCTTGGTGAAGATCGTTGGGCTGGCGTATTCATAGCGGCAGTGTTCTGATAATTCGTCCAGATCGCTCAAAAATTTTTATAGATTTATCCAAGTTCATTGGAGATTCTTGGAACGCCGACAATGGAAAAATAATCGTTTTATGAAAGCTATCACTCCTGCACATATTAAGGCTTATATCGAAACTGGCGTTAATAGAAAAGAAATACCTATCTGTTGACGCAATGTATCCTACATTTATACCAGATAAAGTGGTTGACAAAACTGAAAATTAGGACATAATACAAACATAACCGAAGGAGACCAATAATATGACCACGCATACGCGGCCATTGCGAGCTTCGCGCATGGCTTCATACTTGGCGTCAGCGGCTTCGTCAGCCCAATAATTTAGTTCAGCAATGGGCACATCATAAAAGCAATAAAGAAATATTATTAACTAATCCGTAAATTATTTGGTGTGTTAGAATTAATTATAATAATATTTGAGACTTGTGCAGTGCTGATAAACAACTCATCACTTCGGCACTGAATTTCAAACAAATCACCAAATGAAGCTCCACTAAATGTTGGAACTAAAACAATGCTTCCAATTATGTTTGGTAGTTGTTGATGAACATATGCTGCCAATTCCGTAAAATAGAAACTCTCTCCAAAATCCCAATATTGAACGCTGAAATAATTGTTGATTGCACGAACAATTTGGCTGGTGATTTCACCGGAACTTAGGGTTGATGTTGGAACGGTTATGACCTTAAACTGCGCCTGTAACTCTGGATCGGCCCCTGGCCCAAACAGGAATTTGTATTGAACTGGGCGCCAAACGATTTGGTCACTGTATATTTTATATTGCTCAAAATCTTGGAATGCAAGGCGCAAATCTAGTTCTGTGGGCGCGGTAGGCATTTGCGAAGGAATGGCTCCGGCGGCGATCCAGAGGCGCACCAAATAATCATATGATGACGTTAGGACAAAAATATCGTTTATGTTCGTTCGAGCCGGGTCGATTCTCTGATTTATCGGTGCATAATGTTTCCACTGGAACATCATAGCCTCTGGAGATTGTAAAACAACTGGAGCGGTATTTGCGGCATACCAACGGCCAGCGACATTTGATCCTCTACCAATACCATATGAATATGTTCCTGGACCTTGTAGGGTCCATGTAGAAGACGTTGAGTTGGCCGTAGTGCATAGCCAAAATGTGTTTGTAAGCAATGCGTTATTGCTATTGATTTGGAAACCGACCGTATTTACAGATACAACCGTATTAACGCGATCTGTTTCTTCTTCAAACATATAGACCATATTTGGAAATGGTATATCACCATAAGTATCGTCATGTTGCCAGAACAAATGATTTTGGGCGACGCTATTGGAAATAATTTTTTCAAAAGTATCTGGATAATCAGAAGTACCAGTTAAGAAACTATCAGCAAAAGTCACTGTAATTCTTCTAGGATTAGCTGAACCATTACGATTGAAGTAGATTCTGTTGATGTCTAAGTCATAATTTTGACTAAGAGCGACGCCGGTAAGCGTAGTCGTATTAGCAACAAAGTTGTTCAAATCTTCATTAACTTTCAGAACTCTTACTAAATCGTTTGCAACAACACCTGTATCTTGATCAGTCGTGCGACTTCCGTCATAAAACCATTGAACGTTATTATTGCTCTCAAAAACATATCTTAATCCATTAGCCGAAAGCGTCCAAGTTCCTGCGCCAGAGTATTGAACTGCCATAATTTGGAACATGGTTGAAGTAGGCGATACAGGATTCGCGCTAGAAATAACTACCCAAGGAGATTGAACAGAAGAAGGATACACACTATAATCATACCAAAGAGTAAAAGATAAGTTATTAGTTAGATTTGTTGTTATTGCTGCAACAGTAATAGAATCCAAAACTGTAAAGAAACTTGGAATAATATATTCTATTGTTGAAGTCGATGGGATAATGCGAGAAAGAGTTACTGGTCCAGCGGTTCCGGCTGGAGGAGCGATAGTTGGATCACCAACAATACTCACAATAGTTGACCACATAGGACCAGACCCAGTATTAAATAATACTGTCGCCCCTTGACGTAAATATGTTGGTGAAGCACTAAAATAGCCAGTATTACTAAAACTTGTATTAGAAGAAGCTTGCGTCCAAATTATACCAGATGCCGAAACAATTTGCGTATAAAGGTACGAATTAATATAGTTAATCACTTCAACTCTATCAATCATAGGCTGAATATATTGAGTTATTATATTACTTGCCGATGCATTCAAGGTAATAGGTAATTGCGTATAAATATTATACTTTTCTTGAAAGAAAATACCATCATCTGAGAAAACAACTACGTCTTTATATGTTCCAGTTGGATCGTTTAAATCAATAAAACGAGAATGACCCGAGTATATTCTATTAGTGGATTTGATTTTTGTGGCCAAATTACTTTGAAGTGGAAATGTATTATAATCCTGTCCTGACACCATTCTATTTTGGGTGGCATACACAGATGGTGCTCTAGCTTTTACCTGATCATCCGTTTCGGCTGGAGCGGAGTTAGATATGGTCTGTTCCAAAGAAAACGTTAGTGTCAACGTCTGCTTTACACCGCCTCTATTGTAATAAGGAATAGATAAATTCACATTTTGTATATCGGTGGGTTGAATTTGATATTGAAGTCCATTTGAAGTACGATAAAAAACTCGTATATTACCAGTGGGCACATTGCCAAACAAACCATCGGAGAACCGAATACCTATTGAATCATTTTCGCCCGTAATTACGGCAAAAATGTCTCTAATAGATGGATCAATATTGTTATAAGTTATGTTTTGACTAAAAATCGCGGGAACTTTTGTCCATGAATATAAAATATCTCCAGAATCATTTACAGTTTGAACCCAAACATCTGAATTATTTACGCCGGTCGCATTGACATTTATAATGTTGTTTTCTATTGGATTAGGAATATTATATGTTGCTCTTTGTAATGTTCCTTGTTTAAATAACATGAAAAAACCAGTTAAACTACTGGAATATCCTTGCCCATCGTTCATATATAATACATGAAGAGCATCTGAAAAATTTGGCTCACGTTCTACTATAGAACCACCATCAATAAAATCACTATTGACTACACTAAAATCCATATTAGTGCCACCGATTGATTTCGAAAAAGCAAGATTAGCATCCGACATTACATTATTAAAGCGATAAAGCTGAGTATTTATTGATGCTACCAACCCGCTATTAAGTGGAACTCCAAACTGATTGGTTGAAATAAAAGAACTATTGAGAATTAACAGAAAACGTTCAAACCAATTTGGATCATCAGGATTATCCCATACTATCGTTTGATTATTTAAATTGGCACCAAAAGAATCATATACATTATCTGTAGTTTTAATACCTACTAATTTTAAAATTCCTTGTGCTTCTTGGTTACGTTGTGGATTATATGAAATAAAACGAGCCAGTCGTAAAATAGCGGTTCGTGTTTCGGCAGTGTCTAGAAAACTTTCTCTGGCATTAATATCCGTTCTAAAAGCTAATGTTCCGGCTAACCATGAAAGAAGATCGATGATCGCTACAAATTCAGACGAAGTAATCCAATCGTTATAATTCTCCGGATAATTTTGCTGCAAATATGCCTGTAATGCAGCATTGATACTGGCTGGATCAGAGGCATTAAAATTAATATCGGTGAAAGCTTGATATAAAACCGTCCAATCATTTCCAGCGAACAAATCCGATTGTCTAAGTGATTGACTCATAAGGTATTTTTCCTTTTTTCGTTATATTTCATTTAAGCACCATAACCGGGCGACGATTCTTCTTTATTGAAGATGGCTGTGAACGTTCTTACAACATTTAACCCATTATATAATAGTAATAAATCAACTCTAATAGAATTATCTGTTGCCGTTACAGTAACATTATTCACCGTTACTCTGGTATCTTCCTCACAAATATTTATTGCCTCATTTATGATCAACCCTTCGTTCGTAGGCGTCATTTGTTCCATTAAGTAATCCCAAATCTTACATCCCCAAGTTGGGCGCATAACGCGTTCACCTACTCTTGTCTGAAAATGATTCATCAAATCTCTATTGACCAAATCAATATCATAGTAAGTCCATTTACGATTTAAATTATTACCAATGGTACTGAAACCAACAAAAAGATAAGAAGGAGAATTAGCCATATACCTATTTATTTAAGAGTTAACATCATATTTTATAGGTTGCAAAAATAAAATCATATGATATATTGAAGTCATAGCCGAACGATGAAACTAGGAGAAATAGATGACCCCTACTGTTCAGCAAGAAACTTTTCTGGAAGCTCTTATCAATACCAATGAAAATCTTTCGCTGGTTGCCCGCGCTGGTTGTGGCAAGACGAGCACTATTCTTCTCGCGGTTGATGCCGTCGCCAATAAATGGCCGACTGCCGAAATTGCGGTTTGTGCCTATAATAAGTCGATTGCTGACGAAGTTTCTGAAAAACTTAAGTTGGCTGGACATACGAATTGGCGAACGGTTCAAGCCAGCACTTTGCATTCCATGGGTTTTGGTCTGGTAAAGTTTATTTTCAAGCCATTTGTTGATGACAAGAAAATTCGCAAATTGATTGCTACTCAAAATGATAGCATTTCTGCCGTATATTCTTATCAAATTGAGCAATTGGTTCGTTATGCCAAACAAGCTGGTGTTGGTTTCTTTTCTGATTCTCCTATTTCCAACGTGCAAGTCTGGTATGATTTGGCGGATCATTTCAACATCAACGGCGTTGATGATATGGGTGATATGGATCAGATCGTGGATATTTCGCAAAAGATTTATTCCGCTTCCTTGGCTCAAACAGACGTCATCGATTTTGATGACATGATTCTTTTTCCTTTGATTAAGAACCTGCGAACGAAATTTACAAAAGATTTCATTTTTCTTGATGAAGCTCAAGACCTTTCCCGAGCAAGGCAAGCTTTGGCTCGCAAGTTTCTTAAAGCCGGAAGTGGCCGTATGATTATTGTTGGTGATGATCGCCAAGCCATTTATGGATTTTCTGGCGCAGATGCGGCGGCTCTGGACAATCTTACCAGTGGATTGAACGCCAAGAAGTTTCCTCTGTCAATTACATGGCGATGCCCTAAGGCCGTTGTTGCTCTGGCTCAACGGTATGTTCCCGATATTCAAGCTGCACCTAATGCGCCAGAAGGTGAAGTAATGATAATTTCGATGCAAGAAGAAGAAAGTGCTAAGGCTTGGATCAATAACTTAGTTCCAAACGATGCCATTCTTTGCCGTAATACCGCGCCCTTGATCACCTTGGCCTATAAACTGATCCGAGCCGGTAAGGCGGTCAAAGTCGAAGGCCGCCAGATCGGAGAAGGTCTTCAAGCTTTGGCTAAGCGTTGGAAGGTTAATACCATTGATGATCTTCTCAACAAGCTCGATATATATCGAGATCGCGAAATTCAAAAGGCTATGGCCAAGAGCAATGAGTCCAAAATTGACGAGATCAATGATCGGGTAGATACCCTGGTTGAAGTTTGCGCTGCTTGCATTTTGCAAGGAAAGACTACTGTTAACGATGTGTGCCAGTTCATTGATAATTTGTTTGCGGATGATGCAGAAAATGTGATAATTTGCGCTACATATCACCGAGCCAAAGGGCGCGAATGGGATCGTGTATATTTGTGGGAACATTACTCGCGCTGTCCGTCTAGGTTCGCCACCCAACAATGGGAAAAGGATCAGGAATCCAATCTTGCTTATGTGGCTATAACGCGAGCCAAGCGGGTTCTGGGCTTTGTTTCTTAAAGGAAAAAATGGAAGAAAAAATAAAAATTGAACTTGATGGTATTGTTCTGGAAAACAAAGCGATTGTTCCCGGTCTGTCATTTCATGATCTGGTTATGATATACGAGCGAGCTTTCCAGAGTGCCAAGCCGGGGATGAATTTGCTGGAAATCCAGGAAAATGGCCAGCTTTTGGGCTTGGGGTTATGGTGGATCGATTAAAAAATATAAAATGCCGAACATTACAAAGGTCGATCCGTCTTCCGTCCAACGTCACAATGAAATTCAGACTACTATTATGATGAAGCAATCCGAAATTGATAGGTTGCGAGCACAATTAGATGACGAGTAATAAAACTAATTGAAATGATTGGATATAAACTATTTCATATAAGACGTGACGGTTCTATTGGTCCATTATTTATAAATCGCAAACAACGAATACATGTCGGTGAAAGATTAATAGCAGAGGCACATCCGACTAAAGGTTTTGCTTATCGACCGGGCTGGCATGTGTGTTGTGAACCTTTGGCTCCACATCTTTCTAAAAAAGAAAGAGAATGGTTTGTGGTAGAAATTGAGGATTGGGTAGAATTTTCGCGTCCGGTTTCACAAGGTGGTCTGTGGTTTACTGCAAATGTAATGACGGTTTTACATCGTTATCAGGCAAATACCCATACGCTTCCATTATACCATACAGGAGCATAAACGCTTCCATTACCAACAGCATTTCCCATAAAGACCGGAGAATTAGCATCGGCGACGATTGCTCTGGCTCCTAAAGCAACGTTAGATACGGGCAAAGTAGCAACTATATACAAATTAGAAATTGCATTTGCGTTGGCGGCGGCGACTACCGCATTGATGCGAGTGCTTAACGCAGCATCACCAGCAATTCTTGCGCTTGTTTCAGTAGAACCATTTGTAGTTAGAATAGCTATATTTGATTGAAGGAGCGCTATATTTGCGGTATTATTTGCAATAGCTGGTCCAAATGTTGCGTTTAACGTTGTTATAGTATTGTTAGCGACAATAACTTGTGAAATTGTATTAGACAATAAGGTATTTGTATTACTTACTACAGAAGTCAAATTGTTAAGATTTGTAGTGAGAACAGTATCAGCCGAAGAACGCGTATTTGATTCACTGGCTAAAGAATTTGACAAATTTGAAATTGAAGCGGCTACTGCATTAGCATTAGCTGTTAAAGCCAATGACGTAATTTGACTTTGTAGATTTGTGTCAGCGTTTGCTCTATTAATTTTTTCGGCATTAAGATCAGACTGAGTATAAGAAACCGCTGCATTTGCCGCGATCACCGCTTGAGCTACTGCTGTATTTGATACGATTGCTAACTGTGAGATCATATATCCCAAAGGCACGGCATCTGAAGAAAGCGAAGGAGAATAATCTAATTGCAAATGAGTAGTAACTTCTAAATTTGAAAAAACAACACTTCCGACATTGTTTTGAGAAATTAATGTTCTCCAACCAGAACCATCATAATATTGAACCGAATTTGATATATAGGCTAAAATGCCTGCCGTTGGCGAACCTGTTGGCGAACCTGGAAGTTGAAGGGCGTTGTTTGGATAAACTAAATGATAGGTAATAGCTCCACCAGAACCTTGAGATACTGAAAATGCAATAACACTAGCATTATCATTAACTGCAGTCTGAAGATTTTCTACCGCAGTCTTAATAATACCAAAATTATCACGAAATTGTTGAGAAGGCTGATCAACGTTTGGTGTTGGAAAATTTGGATTATAAACTAAGGTAAGGCCAGTATCTATGCTCATAGGTTCTATTTATACTTTAAAGAGAGGTTGCTTGAACTGATGAATTTCCTATCGCGGTTCCCATACTTGCGAAACTTTCTGGAATATAAGGTGGCATTCTTATTAATTGTTTTTGAGAAAAATCTGGTGAGAAAAATCGTGTAGTCAAATCGAAAATAGTTTGATTGCCATCAAATGTTGTAGAATCACCGGGATATAATACATAATACTGATCAAACCATATTTCATAACCATTTGCCATAGGATTAGGTGAGTCATAAGACTGTTCAATAGGCGCATGACGTTGACGAATATTATTTAAAATAGTCGCTCCGGTTCCAGGTTTAAGATATGCTACAACCAAAGCAGGTATATACCCTAAAGCAGAGGCAGGATTGTTATTTCCTTGTGGGCTAGTCATCCACAATGGAAGATTTTCGGCCGTTCCTATTCCAAGTGCATGTCGAAAAGCTGGATTAGTAGCAGGGATACCTAAAGCGTTGACAAATTCATAACGTATATTATTGATACTTGTTGGATATACATACTGAGGATGTCCCGATAAAGATTCTGGATAAATTACTGGATCAATAACTGGCACATTATTAATTAAAGTATATCCACCGGCTTTTTCCAATGGATCATAAACTGGTCTATATAATACTTCATATGCAACGTTACCATTAATTACTGCATAGGCAAGAGCATGATCACCCAAAATTAACTTAATTGGGCGATCATAATTAGATTGTGAAGCAACACTTTGAAAAGAAACCGGAATACTGGCTCTTAATAAAAATATAGTATAGGTATTAATAAAGTTTTGATCAGTGGGTCTAAAGATAGAGGAAGGAGATATTACGGTATTATAATAATTTTCCATTGGCTTTTTGTCATTAACTCGTAGCAAAAAATCCATTTCAAGAAATTCATTATTATAGTACAGGGTTTGCGTTGAAATAGAAAAAGTTCTATCAGCATAAGCTCCATCGACGAAAGCTCTTATTGCAAAAGTATATATTTGATTTGTGGAAATAAAACCTAAAGTTCCTTCTATATTTCCATTTAAAGAATTAAGAATAAGATTAGGAGGAAGACTCGATGAAATTACTCGATACGATACTGGACCTCCAGTAGTACAAAATGCACTAACTGACATCGCACAAATTGTACCAGAAATTAATGTACCCAAACTTCCAGGATAAGTATTCCAAATAACTTTCTCAAATGGCGAAAGAATATTGAATGGAGGATTTACTTGAATACCACAAACAAGTGGAGTTGCCCCTGAACCAGAAGTTATAGGATCATTATTACTATCTGTCATAGTAAGTTTGAAAAAATATTGTCCAACAGGTAAAACTGTATTCACAGAACCAGTAATCAAACCGGTTCTATTATTCAATACCAATCCTGTTGGGAAAGCATTAAATGGTGCGGTAATAGATTCCGATCCTGTAAAATTACCAAGAGTGAGATACGGTTGTAATCCATTAGGTTCATAGAGACTAAATTGATATAAAAACGGCTCTCCACGGTTAGTTGAACCTAACGGATAATATTGAAATCCGGCTGCCGCCGTAATTTGAGAAGGTAATGCCCCCCATCCCGGAGGAACCACTACGGTTGAAACTGGAATAGCGTTTATCGAAAGCTGTCGATCTCTACTAAAAAATCCATCAGTAATTCTAATAGCAAATGTATATATTAACGGGTCAAGACTTGGGATTAAACCAACTAATCCACTAATCAATCCGGTTGAACTAATAGATAGACCAGGAGGAAGACTGTTGTATAGAAGTGAATAGGATATAACATCCGATGTATATATCGAAAATATATCAGTTGGCAGCAAAGTATGGGTAAATTGAACAGCGTTAGATAAAATAGTAAATGAAACTGCATCACCATTTACTAAAATTAGATTAACATTCGCCGAATTTGTTCCAATTTCTAAAACCGTTTGAGAACCAGCTTGTGTAACGCTATCATCACTACCCATGCATTGGGCCATTCGAACAGCAGCTAACTGAATATTAGCTGAAACATTTTGAGTAACGCTGCCCGGTAAAAGACCGACTGGTGTCAACCAAGTGGGATAGAATGTGATCATCGGTTATTTATCCGATGAGTTTACATCCAGATTAATCGTAACAAAACATTTTAAATAGAGCTATATCTTTTTTATCATCAAACGATACCTTAACCAAAGGGGGAACCCTTGTGTACCCCTCCGGACCATAGTATTCAACTTTGATTTTATCTGCTTTATAATTATGATCATGAAGAAAATCTACTACTAACGGGTTTAAACCAAACACATAAGCAATATTTTTGAAAAATGTAATTTTATTTCTTTTAGTGCCCCAAGTATTATCAAATAACTTCGCATCTTCAAGATGTGAAAATTGAAAAATTACTGGAGATTTGATAGTATCTTTATATCGAGAAAACCTATGAGGACCATCGTCAAACATAGACTCTTCCCATTCGTCTCTTGTGCCGCCATATAATCCTACTTGTTCATAACACCAGTTATTAACTTCAGCCCATATATCCCCACCGGTAGAAAAATAATCGTTTAGCCATGGTACAGCTATTTCATGCGGAATACAATTCCGACGATTGAAATCATCATTTTCAGAAATGTCATAACCAAAAAATTCGCGCATTCTATTCATGACCACAAACTTTCATGCCGATACAATTTGTGCCAATATCTCCATTTGAGGATCATTAACCTCTTAGATGAATCATCTTTTGAAAGATGCCTCTAATTTTCTGCGATATTTTCGTAGACGATGGTAATTACTCCAATTCATGATTAATCCGTAGAAATTGGAGGCGGCCTTAACTCATTGATTGCTGCACAGATACGATCAAAAAGGTCGTCATCGATGTGCGGTTCTTGCGTAATACCAATATAGCCGTCTTCCGCATAAAGACATGCGTCTCGAACTTCTGTCAATAGATCAAGAAGTTTTTCACTCATCCTATATTATCCACAATGAAAGCCGCGAAATCTCCGCGCCAAATCATCTTCGACTGGCGATATTTGATCGGAAGATGATTGAAGGTGCTTAACACCAGTTGCAGTTCGGCACCGTCCGCTTCGACCTTAATAGCAGGCGCGGGCCGCTTAAGATAACCGTTTCCATTAGAGTATCCGACATCCCATTGCTCATAATGACCATCTGCATAATCAACCTTAATCATTTGTTTATTCCTTTTCTATCCACCGAAGATCATGAAAATCCAACGGTTCAACTCTTCCTGCTTCTATTGCATTTTCCATGGCAAGGATTTCACCAGCCAAAGTTTCAGCATCGGCCGCGCCACTAAATGTGAAATGCGCGCTCACTAGACCATTTGCGATCTTTCTTTCATACAACTTCCGGAGACGGTCTTGGTTTTTTGACATTTCTTCTTCCTTCAATACCTTATTCCATACTCGTTGAATAATTTATCTTGTTTCTTCGGAAATGTCAAGCTCTTCAACAGGTTCTTTGAACTTAACCGGAGGATCGGGCTTTGCAACAAAATTCGGATCGAACAGTTTTCTTGCTTCGGTCAATTTTCATTATCAATCTCGAATTTTGAATTCAGTATTTTTTCCATTAAACACCAAATTACCGCTAATGAAAGCATCTTCATGTTTTACAAAAAGAAGCCAATGTTCAATAATCTGTTTGGCGTGATCTAAATCATCAGCGTGTAGATCAATTTCTACAACTACTTTATGCTTAGGTTTAGAAGAAAAACTACTAAAAAAATCAGAAATATGTTTGGACATTTGATTCTTTCGGGGCTAGGGTTGCGGTGTCTTCCGCTGATACGTCGGCGGAATAGTGGACGGGGCGCGTGTTCCATCGGGCAACCGCACTGGCGCGCTGGACGGCGGCAGTTGGCCCGGTGCCATGAGCAACACCAGGACAGAGATTGTCTTCACAAAAAACGGCGGCGAAACACCTTGATCCGCCCTTACCGACCGCCTCAAGATGGGCTCTCCGTCCACAAAATGGACAGGGTAAAAGGGCCGGAACTTCTGTCTGCATACAAATATCTCCTATGCGTTTGCTTATAAACACATAGTATCACTATTTTTATATTAGTCAAGTGGCGATCTAATAGGCGCGTTCTAGGAAACTCGAATTAGTTTTGGCGAGTCCAGTCAGGATCGAACTGACAACTTAAACTTAGAAGGATTAGATGATATCCACTTTCACCATGGACTCGCAGAGAAACAGTTCAGGAAAATTACCTGAATCTTCGTCTCAATCTGGTTGCTCGAAATTCCATAATCTTATTTATATCTGAAACGATTTTTGACGTCAATCTTAATTTTGGATTAAACCGGAAACGTAGATATTAAGATTTTCTAGCGTCTCGACCTTCTGGCTTATCTGTGTCTTGACAGATTCGAATATACATACTCACGTCGCGTCCGTTATCTTCCGCGCACAATGGGCACCAAGACGATCCACTAAAATCTTTTTTCTGAACACTGTCAAACCCGCATTCAGGGCATTCATAATAGATAAAATCAGGTTGTTCGGTCATCGACTGTTCCATTGACGATCTTCAATTTCATTTATGACGGATTTTAGCATGGCTAAAGCTTTGTTTGCTCCAAATAAAGCAACGTCTGCGAGCAAAGGCGAAGATACTTGCCGCCGCATGGGCCGCCGACAACACCATGCTTGGAACATGGTGTTCCAATGATGCCCAATGGCGTTCTGAATACTTCAACGAATGCCAGATTTTTAGTCATTGCCCATCTCCCAAGGCATAGGTTTTCCGGGTTCATCGGCGGGTCAGCGACGACTGTTCTATATTCTTCAGCGTTCAACATTTAGTCCTCATGGGTGAAAACCGGATAGGCATGGTTGATTTAATGGATTTTGGGGATAGATCGTAGGACCACCATAAGTCAAAGCATCGGAATAATCATCAGAATACTTTTTCAGTATAGAAATCCATTCCTTGGCGGAAAGGATATAATCAGTCATGAGTTTACAAAAGTTTGTTAAGGGTTTGTGACACAATTACGGAATAGTCGATTTGAGGTGCATGTCCTGCAATTATTACCGTTGGTTTTTGTGAAAGGGCTACCATGTTTTTAGCGGCTGCGATAACATTTTCTTTAGTCATCGATTTGATTGTTTTTACAAGTTCTTCACGAGAACGAATTTTTTTCATAGAAAAGAAATCGGAAATCGCACGAATACCGGATTGCATCCTATTTTCATTTTCCAAAACAACGCCTCGAAGCATAGCGTTAATACTTCTATCCCAATCTGAATTTTGAATACCTTCGGTAATATTAAGCAATTCTTTACACAAGGCAGATACAAAAAGAGGAGTATCTTTTGGTGAAGTTGCTCCATATAAAAGAAAAAGACTATGATCAGAATTTTTTATGACTGTGGCGCCAACGTCATAACATAATCCTCGTTGCTCTCTTAATTCCTGAAAAAGAGGTGATGCCATACCGCCGCCCAAAATATGAGCGAGAAAAACGTATGAACTTGCCTCTAGGCCGCCAGGAGCAGGAAATGCAATACCGATATGAGCTTGTTCATACGTGGAATCAAATTTTTGCGCAAACCCACCGACATACTCTGCTCTAGAGGGAATAATTCTTCCTGAATTAGGAATATTACCGAATTCCTTTTGTATTTTCTTAACAAATTTATCATGCTTTATATCACCAACACAAATAACAGCCATATTGCTAGTGTTATAATGACTTTTCATATATGATCTAAGCATATCTGCTGAAAATGATCGAACTTTTTCTTCATTTCCCAAAATAGGGCGACCCATTGGTTGGTTTGGATATGCGGTTGATGAAAGCAAATCCATGGCGACTGCTTCAACATCATCAAGATCGCGATAAATTTCTTGCACTACTGCGTTTTTCTCTCGTTCAATTTCTACTGGGTCAAAAACAGAATTTTGAATGACATCAGAAAGAATATTTAGAGCCGGATCAATATGTTCTTTCAGACCGTTAACATAAAATCCAGTTATCTCCCGTCCGGTAAAAGCGTTAATATCGGCTCCAATTTGTTCAATTTGGAGAGCAATATCTTTAGCTGATCGTGTTTCAGTTCCTTTGAAGACACAATGCTCAATCATATGAGAGATGCCATTTTCTTGTTCTGTTTCAAATCGGGCTCCAGCATTAACAAAAACGCCTACCATTGCACTTTTTATTGGTTGTTTAACGGTTATAACCGTTAAATCGTTAGACAACGTGGTCAACTGAGTTTTTGACATACAAATACCTTTTTAATACACTCTAAAAAACCCTTATATCAACGGTAATTGGTTTTGTCAATCATGAATAAATAGGATGATGGCAAGCACCGATTTAGAAAAAATTCAGGATTCACCACATCTAATTGATATTTTGATTCAAATGGAAGATGTTCTTGATTCTTTAGATATTTACGTTTTCAAGAATTGGTCACGTGGAATTATAGCTGAAGGCCCAGTAATCAGACGATATTGGCTGGATTTTACATTGAGATACGATTTTGATAAAATGCCTGATCCAAAAGCGGCTCTTAGATTATTGAAGCATGGTCTCAGAGTTGACTTCTGGAAGGGAAAATTGCAAAATGGCGAATACGTGGATTACAAAGATGCTCCAGCAGATTCAGATCAAAGCAATGATTTACCAGAGGGTGGTAGTTTAAACGATGTTGACGAAAGTCAAACCGAAATTACCCAAGATAAAGATTTAGTTTGGCTTGTTCGTATATCTATACCAAGACGTTTAATTCAACAAATGTCTGCGGAAGAAAATATGTTCTATGAGGAAGAAGTTGATACCGAAGATGTCGAAGCTGCTGAAGATTCTGGTATAGATGACGAAAGTGCATATATGAGCGATGAAAGTGGTCAAGAAGGAGGACAGATGCCGCCAAATCAATTCGGTGGGCAAAATGAACAAGTACCACCAGGACAAGGACAACCTAGATGAGCACCATAACAGAAGGTATGCGTCCTAATGATCTCGAAGATTTAATTCTTCCTATGATTACTATCGATGAATTTGAAAGTAAAGTAGATGAAAACGCAGTTGTAGTTGGTTTTTATGTTAACGATAAAGATGGAGCAAATGATCTAAATCGCTTTATTCAAAAATCAGCACTCAAAATATTAGATACTGACGTATCACCAGCCCCGGATCAACATGGATATTATTTGGTATTCGTTGAATTTTTGAATGATTCAAATATTTCAGAAAATATTAACTCGTTAGTTGAAGAAATTGTTCCATTATCTGGAAACGATAAATGGCAGATGAGTATGAGAGGAATTGATGGTATCACTAATTTTTCTGCAAAAACTGTTAAAAAACATTTCCAGGCTATACGTGATCGAAATAACAAGAAAAATGTTATAGAATTTTTTAAAAATAGTGATTTAACAAATGTAATTGTAGAAAATGATGTATTAATACTTGAAGGATACAGAAATAAATTTAATGGTAAAATTTTATCTATTGGCTCAGAAATGGAAATATTTGTTTCTTTCAATCTTTTAGAAAGTGCTTTACAGTTGGATTTAGAAACGTCGGCCGAATACATGCGTATATCGCGATTTTTAGGAGAAGGTTGGTTGGCAAGTCGTTTTGGTTCTACCACACTTCTTAAGCAAGAAAATTCTGATGTGGTTCTACTTCTCGGAGATGCCAATTTTACATAATTCGTAATTTAGAACTTGGTTTATTGAACCGACGCATGTAAAAGTGATTTTCTTAGTACAGGTAGTTTAATGACAGTAATTGTTAGGGATATGCCGTGTAATTGGCGTAGCATCAATATCTATGGCTTAAAAGAAACGTTTTGGCCGTCCATTCAAGAACTTTGTAAAAATGGTTTAGAAACATGCACAAAATCTACCAGTATTTTAATAAGTTTTTCTGATAATTCGGATATAGATGTGTTGAGCGTGAGGGATTGGTTACACATAAACTGCCCTAAACGATTTAAAATGTTCAATACGTTTAAATACCTATATAATGAAGAAGTACCAAATATGAATATGCGAAATTCGTTTCCTTTTGAGCGTACTTGGGTTGGCACAAATTTTAGATTTGATACTGTACATGATGCGTTTTTATTTAAAATGTTTTGGTATTAATAAAACCACTTCAGTAATATCCCTTACTCTAATAAATATACATTAGAGCTTCAAAGAAGGGAAATGCCATCGTGGATGCAATTATAACCAGTGTCATGGGCATTTTAGCGCAAGGAAAAAATAATTTAGAGATAATTCCGATAATTTTAGGATTAATTATTTGGCATCTTCTTGAAGAACGCAAAAAACTTATGGCCGACAATCAAAAAAAAGATGAAAAAATTGACGAGATTATTGAGGGATATCATAAAGGTAACATGACTTTAACTGAGGCATTAAATGCTTTGAGAATAGTTTTATATGAGATAAAAGCTAGAATTCAGGATTAAGTACGATTAACGAAAATAGGAGTTTTATCTAAATAGTATCGTGGCTTTTTGATAAAAGGATACTATTATCCGTGGATTGGTTTAATATTAAAAAAAGACAGGAAAAACGTCACAAAGAAAAACAACGTGACGTCAAACTTGATTCCAGTAAATCAACGTTTCTGGATGCCGCTCTATTGACGGTATCAGCCGCTCATGATTTAGCAAACTCACTTCAAGCAAAGCTTACTGATAGTGCCGCACAAATAGCTGAAACGGCTAATATAATGAACGATGCTTTGATAATTTGCGATGCGAATACCGGTAAAATACAAACATTCAATCGAGCAGCAGAAATACTTTTTGGAAAATCATTCGAAGAAGTTAAAGACACCTATGTAGGGGAAATTTTTTCACATAGAGGTTTATCAGCAACGAGCCTTTGGTCGTTGCTTGATACGCAATTTTTGCGAGGAATACACAAAAATGGATCGATTTTTTATATAAACATCAACCATGCTTCATTAGTTCGATCAGATGGTAGCACAATTATGTTGCTAATTATACGAGCATGTAATGATGAAACCGAAAAATGTTCTTTTACGAATAATAGTATAGTCGTAATGCAAAATAATAAAATTGTGGCAGCTAATCCTTTAGCTACAAACGAATATAAAATGGAAGATATTACGAATGCGTTATGCCATACTAATGAAGGTGAAAATAGTCTAACAGTTCAAAAAATCAATGGTCATAATGCAAAGATTAACGTAACTTCTAACAAAATATTATGGCACGGAGCTACTGCATATCTCATAACTTTAAAAGATGAATTTAAGACCAAAGGGTTCGCCTAATAGATACCAAAATTTCTAACATAGATTGATCTTGTTTCTCATAAAATTCTTCGGTATTATTCAATAATTCATATTTAAATTTCTGTGATTTAGTAGAAACCATAGAAAATTTTCGTCTTTTTTTATTACCAGTCTCTTCCGATCTATCCCAGAATCTATCATCCTTATATAAATCAAGTCTCTGTGGACGTTCTGTTGTCCACCAATTATACAATCTTATTATCTTTTTATATTCTTCGACATTATGAGATTGCTCAATATACCATTGAGCCATAACTAACCCTTGTTGTTTCCTAATAGATTTTGTAAATTTTTTTCCTTTATTTTCTTTTTTCCAGTCAGAAATATTTTTCCATCCTAAATTTTCAATAAACTTGGTAAGGATGTTGAAATTTGCATGAAGCATTATTTTTTCTTCATCATGCCATCCAGGCGACAAAGTTTCTTTAAGGTTCAATACATGATATTTTTCTATTGTACGAAATTTAACATAATAACCTATTTCTTTGAGTTGGTATAACTTCCTTCTATAGAAAGAAGGAAGTGTCTCTTGTAGAAAATATCTAACTGGATAGCGATGTATAAAATTATCTCTCCAACGATCCCATAACTCCATTGAGGCTGATGATGGTTTAGCCACCAAAAACCATGCTAAAAATTTTGGTTTTATAATACGGATAGCTCTATTCATTTACGACTTCAAAATCTAAACCAACGACTGCAAGAGATACTTTTTCCCTATTACTACGAAAATAATCTCTACCACCATCCACAAAAGTTGTCTTATCTGAACTTACTCTATAATGATGTCGAAATCTACTAAAAATTATTTCACCATCATCTGCTTCAGAACCATACCAAATACCTTCTGCAACGGAGTGAGCCGAACAAATATATAACTTTCCAACATTCATATATAATCCAAAATAATTACTGTATTCCGGTTTTGGTGGTGTTTCTTGCCAAAATACAGCGACAGGTTCTTCCCAATATCCGGTTTTAGCTGTTAAACAAAGATCAGCAATGTAAATCGCATTATACGCCGTTTCCGCCCTATTAATGTTGATTGGAACAATCTGCGAACCTTTGTTAATACGACGCATTTAACTAAAATTTCCTCCATCAATCACGATTGAGTCTGACATTACCTTTGTCATAGCATCAATCCTATTGTTGAGCGAAACGTTTTTTGACAATAATGATGCAATAATTGTTGTCAATTCAAATGCTTCATTAGCCGGAATTCGAAGTTCTTTTGAACCCATTCTTGCAACATTTCTGGCTTTTATAAGAAAAGAATCTAACACTTCAAAGTTATCGGTCATATTTTACACATATCCAGATGACAAGTAAACGGCATGATCGCCTGCTTCTTTGGCTAATGCAACCAAATCATTTTTCTTACAAAACCGCAAGAAATGAATTCCTATATTAGACACTGGTTCTTTTTGAATAGCCTGAATTATTACAGTATCCATCAAATTTTTAATATTATCTGGTTGTTTAGTCAAATCAATCAACAATTCGTTGAATTTATATTCATCTAATACTCTAACTTCTTTTTTAATTGGATTACCTTCGGAATCAGTACCAATTAATTTCGTCCATGTTTTAAGCATGAAGTTGTTCCAATTATAACTTTGTGTATTACGATCTGCCCAAGCATCTTGGATACCTGTGGAATCTTTACTACCTTTATATCGAACACCAGGATAAGAAGAGAACACACTATCTCCTTTATCTCCTCGAATCAATTTTATGAATAAAGCTTTTTTCCACCAATCAGGTTCTATTTTAAACTCAAAATCTTGCCAATTGTATTCAGTATGAATAAAAGTTTTTTCTACATAATCAGGAATTGTTGCTTTATTTTTAGCTTCATTAATTTTGTGAAGGGAAAATCTTTCTTTTTCTTCTTTTATATACTTGTCTTGGTTTTCTTTTTGCTTTATATCATGATTTTTTTTGGCTGCACTCAAAGTGCTATGAACTTTTATCTTGGCATCTTTGCCTTGTACTTCAAATACCATAGTCTCGCCATCATCATTAGTTATTCCATCACAAGCTATCAAGTAATGGTCTACGCCATTATAAATGGAGACATTTGGAGCCAATAATTGCACCATATCGCTATCACTCGTTAAAATGATATGATCATCTTTCGGATGAAGTTGTACCCATCGGGCAATCCAATCATCGCCTTCGATACCATCACTTTGCAAAACGGTACAATTTGTTCGTTCTGCAACAAAATTAGAAAAATCCTCCATTATAGAAAAAAATGCTTCATTTTCTTCTCTAACAGATTCATTCAGATTTTCTTCCGCTTGTTTTAATCTTCTTTCGGCTTTATATTGAGGATATACTTCATATCTCCAACTTCTACCTTCTAAACAAAGAACAATATGGTTAGCTTGCATGTCTCGATAAATTTTCTTCAAACTTCTAAAGACAATAGTTAGAGCTAAACCTGATTTATCATATGCCGTCCCTTTAGTAGCATGACGGCAACGATGGAATAAATTTGCTACATCTACAATGCAGTATTTTGTCATATGAATATCTCCTAGCTATTATTTTAGCCAGGAGATATCATTTAGTCCATAAAATTATGAATATTCCGTGCTATCGCCGTCTTTAAGACGATTGATTACCCGGCGAGAATTGAAGGGAACGGGTTGCATATCATCAACTACGACGCTTGCTTGAGATCGGCAGACATCAGAAAACCATTGATCTACTATTTGCTCTGAAGTAAATCCAATATATCCATTCAATTTTAAATAATCGACCCATTGATCATTCCAATCCAATTCAAAAAAAAGTCCGTCGATTCCTTCTTCTGAATTATAACCATGCTCTGTAATACCAACCCATGGCTCGTTATGGGCAATAGCCATGGTTTTTTCATATTCATTTTTAGTAATTTTTCCGGCCCTATAATCAGCCGTCAACATGGCTGATTGATATTCTATGCTATTTTCATCGCTAAACATTCGCTTGGCCATAGCAATATCATAGTCATATTGATCAATTTTCTTATATTTAAGATCAATCTTAAGAATTTCTTCTGGATCAGGATTATCTGATAACCTTAACTTATCTATCATATATTCATATTCATCGACCAGATCAAGTTCGAAATCAATTTCCAAATGAGCCTTCTTACGTTCGTTTCCTTCAAGTTTTATATCAATAAGGCGGCGTCGTAGATCAATTCCATCCAGTTCATAATAAGCCTTCGCTTCATCATAAGCTTTACCGATCAATCCCCATGATCCTGGCATTAGATTAAAACCTAACCAATTTTTTTTTCTAGACATTATTTCTTTTCCGTTCAAACATAATTGTTGCAAAATCTACTAAATCTTCTTGCATAATCTCCCTTTATAATTATTGAGAATGTATTTAGTAGAGGGAAAGAAACACACGTCCTTTCCCTCTACTATTTCGTAATCAGTTAACTGGAGCTAACTGGCTACTATCAACTACCCGCGAGTGATAAATCACCTCCCTTTTTGGTGCATGCTGAGTAGAGATTTTATTATTTTTCTTTGTTATTGGCTCTTATATAGTATGTATATTTCCCCAATTGAGTGTCTACAGACATCGATAAAATCCCTCTATTTGATACCCTAAGAGAATTTACGTTAAAACCAACAAGCCCGAGAACGGTCATAACCAAAGAGGTAGGAAATAAAAGGGGAACTTTAACTGTTCCGTTAATGTTTTTTTCCATAGTCATAGATATTCTATGTGTAGAAGAATTTTCGTCACCGATAAAAAATTGGCAGTCGCCTTTTATAGTACGAATACCAAATTCCTTACTATCTACATCGGCATACATTTTAATTATCTGTTGTAATTCTGTAATTTTAGATTTAGTTGGTTGTATATCTATATCCCAAGCAATAGTTGGAAAAACTGCTTGCACTGGAATTTGACTAGGGTGCATCATCCTAAAATCAGCGTTATTTCCAGAAACAGGATTTCTAAACTCAAATTGCTCAATCCACTCTGAACCGTCTTTGTCTTCTTTTTTCGTAACCGATATTGAGGCATCGTCGGTTTGATAATTGGCAAAATTTAACAAACCATAAAGAAGTTTAGTATTCGCCATACCTAACTTTGCATTATAATTGAATAATGGCTGAGATATTACGCCATATACGAAAAGATTTCCTTCTTTATCATGACATTCAGCAATAGTTTCTCTGTCATTAACAGTTATGCATACTGCTTTACAATCAATAGAAGTCTGCTTGAGAATATCTAACAGAATATCTCGCATTTTTTATCTCCAAATTATATTAAAATATTACTCTATTCAGGAGTTAAATCGCAATATCATTGTTGAAAAATTTAAATGATTTGGACGTCTCATTTTTTACTCACATTTTTTAACATGACAAAAACAACCAACAATCCAACAAAGAACATTAGATATGTCATATTTTCGATGATCTACGATGGAAAAATAAAAAAATCATCGCCCATTTTATCTTTAGTTTTTTCCAAGTCCCAATCCAAAACACCTACCAGATTTTGAAGCTTCATGTCAATGATAGTATGTTCCATCTCCGCATCATCAAACGGTAGGGACTTAAACCATGATGGTAAATGTGGCTCATCTATTGGATAAGCAACCTCTTTAATTTGCATCAAATTTGGCCGAAGTTTACAAACGACAACTTTGGCTCCGTCGCCAATTCTGGAAGAATACCGATCACCATAAGTTTCACACAGTTTATTCCAATTCACTGCTGCTTCTACGTGTGCAGTTTTTGCCGCTCTTTTCTTAGCATTAGAGTCTAATATATT